AGTCTTCTCAACGCACATTCCGCCATTGCGCTGATCTCCCTTTGCAGTTCCTGAAGTGTTTCCTTCAATAACCTGGATTGTTCCGTCACCATTGTTCTTAATGCAAAGACCAACATGTGAAATACGATTGACACCATCTTCTGGAAAATCAAAATAGATCCAGTCTCCTGGCTGTGGATCATCGTTGCGAGCATCTGACCAACGCTCAGCTTTCTTAAACCAGTCTGAAGCTGCTACTGTTGACGCTGACTTAGGGAATGATTTTACTCCCGCTGTAAACGCACACCAAGAAACGAATGACTGGCACCAAGGTTGAAAGTTTACCTTAATCCATGCACCGTACTTTGTTTCATTATCTTTTGGACCCTCAATTGTTCCAATTTCTTTTTTTGCAATCTCAATGATTGCTTCTAGTGAACCCTTTACTGACATTTTTACCCCTCCTATAGGTATCTATCTATTATAGCATTAGGAAGCTTTGTGTGTCAAACGATAATGGGTTCTTATTCTATGACAGTTAGCACAGACTACCTCACACTTTGCTATTTCTTTTTTAATAGCTGCCCAAGAAAATCCATCATGAATCATTCTTGAGATATTGTATTTTTTATCATGCAGGTGATCAAAGTCTAAAACTATATGATTATTGACTCCACAGTCAACACAGCCAGATGCCTCTTTTATTTCAGACAGTCTTTTTTTAAACTGCTGCTTGTTGTAGTGAACCAACTCTTTGTCAGTCATAGACTTTAATTATATCAACAAATATTAAGCCCCACACAGGCAATTCACCTGACTTGCGCCACGGTCTCTATCCAATGGGTAACTATTCCATCTCTAAGGTCCTGTGTGGGGACTATTATATTGTACTACTTGATTTCAATTTGCTTAGGCTTTTTGTCCTCTGGGACAACCCTATCAATTTTAATCTGCAGCAATCCATCTTTAAGTGATGCACCAGTAACTTCCATGTACTCGCCAAGAGCAAAGAACTTTCTAAAATTTCTAGAAGCAATCCCCTTATGAACAAATGAAGTATCTTCTTCATCAAATTTTAGTCCATGAATGTCAAGCTGATTACCGTGTAAGGTAACATCAATCTCTTCTTTTGAAAACCCTGCTACTGCAAGCTCAATGAGATAGCTGTCATCATTAATTTTGATTAGATTGTGTGGAGGATAGTTTGTTGAAAATATCTCCGTATTGTCTTTAATTCTTTGGATATCTTTTCCGAATCCAATAAAAAAGGGATCATTGAATAGATCCATTGCAAGTTTTGTTACCATTTTTATTCCCCTTTCAAGCGAATAAGTTAGTGTACCCCCTAAGGCAGTACAATTCTATTATATCAAACTTTTGCTGGTCTGGCAAGACTTGAACTTGCGACATGGGCATTAACAGTGCCCCGCTCTGCCAACTGAGCTACAGACCAAAACCTTTTACTTGGATACGTAAGGGTATCCTAGAACATTCACTAACTTAGTAACAAAATCAGAAAATGTTTTGTGATTAGACTTTACATAGGATGATGCTGCAATTACTGTTGCTCCTGAAGTAGAGTCTGTAACGCCTGGCTTACCATTATATTCCACAATAGCAATATCTCCTGGAGCAACAAGATCAAGTCCAGGACCTCTATTTGTTACTGCTGCAAAGTTTGCATAAACTGTTGGTGTCTGTGGGTATGCACCAAGTGCACCAACACCAATAACACCGTTAACACAAGATGGAAAACCAACCATTGTTAGTGATCTGTTGTTGCCAGTTGCAGCAAATGTTGGAACATTTTGTGCATTTAAAGATGCTACAGCATTAATTACAACTGTATCCCTAGAGCATGATAACAAGTTGTTTGATGATGTTCCTGATTGACTAATAGATACTGCATCAATACTGTACTTTGCTGCATTCTTTGATACCCAGTCAATTGCTAAAGACAAAGACTGTGGCTGGATTCCTGAGTTTCCTTGCGCTGTAATATCTGCAACTCTTACAAATACGATCTTAAGGTTTGGATTAACTGCTAAAGCTGCTTGTGTCATTTTATGACCATGGTATGTAGTATTACTCATTAGTGCTGGCCATGCTGCTGAATTAGCTGCTCCAGCACCTTCCATGAATGCTGTTCTATTTGGACAAGATCTAGTTACAGTAAAGCATACTTCATGAATAACTGCAGGAATCTTTTGTGAATCAATTGCTGTATCAATAATTGCTAGGACCTTCTGGTCTTGTGCATGTGCTGGCTCAACTGCCATCAATGCAAGTACTGCTGATAGTGCTACGATTACTAGTTTCTTCATTTTTTATTACCCCTTTTTTGTTTGTTATTTTTGTATGATTTTAAAAACTACTTGGCATGGGTCTCCGCCTTCTTCCCACTCCTGCATTTCTTCATCTGTCATATAGGTATCACCCTCATGTGTATTACAAAATGGTGGAGTTATCCACTTACGTTTGATACCATTCTCCATCCAGATTTCAAATTCATCATAGTCAGACTCCAATGCCTGAATATCTTTTAATATTTCTTCAAACTCTTCATCCATAATATAAGTATACCCTTATCCCTGAAGGATGTCAACTGGACCAATACAGGATGTACTGTATGCAACCGCTGCATTAAGTGCCAGAGTCAGACGACGCTTGGGATCTTTATGATTTTGGGTAGCATGAAGAGAACCCATAGCGAAGTCTGCCCCAGATCCTATGGCACAGAAGTCTCTGTCATAGGAAACCAATGTAAGGCCATCTGCATCATGTTCATACAGCTTTCCTTTTACTCCAATTAGTAGCGATAGCTCACTATCTTTACCGCCAATATCCCACTCACTGTAAAATGATTTAAGTGATTTTAGGAATTTACCATGCATAAACTTATCAACATTACCCTCAAGGGCAGGTGGAACAAAGTTATATTGAATAATCTGACCATCAAATGTTCCTGCAAAACCAAATATGTAAGGACCTGATTTCCAAATTTTTGGTTTGTCAATAGGAACGATGTAGGTACCTTCAGATGCCCCACGTTCTCCAGCAAGGTATACCTTACCGTCTTTCATTATTCCTGCAATACAAGTCATGCCTACCCCTAAGTTTACTGTATTACCAGTATACCAGAGGTAGGCATGAGTGTCAAATATGTTTAATTAAACTGTCTTTGATACTTTTCTGCGCTTTTCTACTGCTGCATCCTGCACAGTTACTGCATTTTTATCTGTGGTAGAAAATGCTGCGTTGATTTCATCTCTTGTAAGCTTGCCATCGTCCATAAATGCACGAGCTAGCTTCTCAACAACAACTGCTACTGCGCTAAGTCCAGCAACTGTCATAGCCTTGGCTACTGAGATTCCTGCGATTGCTCCAGCACCAATTACTGCAAGTGCATTTGCTGCAAAGACTGCAACAATACGCATCAAGATGTTCCAAATATTTGTTATGCTATTCATTTTTACTCCTTTCGTAGTGGTATTGTTATAAGCCATAGTACTGTGGTTGCAAGGACTGCTATACCAACAATATCTCTGGCTGATCCTGTTAGTGTCAACCATGCAATGAAGAAGCCAAGAAGAGTAAATGCTTGTGCGATTACTTCAACTCCAGCGTCTTTCAGCCATGTGAAGAATCCCTTCACAACTTTTTTGATTATTTTCATATTATCTCCTCATCCCAATCATTACGTTTGCAATCTGTGAAACAATGATTACTGGAATAATGACTTCCTGGGCTTTTTCTCTTTGATCATCTGTCATATCCATACCCAACTCAGAAAAATTGGATAGGAGTTCTAATGGGTCCACTGCGAATATTGCTCCAAGTGGATCTGCTAAGAATGCTTCTGTTTGTACTTCTGTTACTGCATCTGCTAATGTAAATGGCATTGCTGTATCCCCTGCAGATTCTGCTCTGTCAGCAAACTCAACAAACGCCTCAGCAAGTGCTGGGTTTTCTTTCATCTGCTCAGCAATCTTTGCTACTTCTGTAGGAGCAATACCAAGGTCTTCAGCAATTTCTGCCTTTGCTTCTTGTGTTAACGACTTAAGTGTCTGACTAACTGCTGCTACCTGCTCTGGTGAAAGTTTAACTAATTTGTTATCCTTGCTTGTAAGGTTAGCAATAACGCCAGATAGATCTTCTGCTGTTCCTGTACCCTTTTCAGGAATAAGTTCAGCCAACTCTTCATTTTCTATTTCAGGATTAGTTGTTGGTTCTGGTTCAGGAGTTGGTTCTGGCGTAGGTTCTGGAGTTGGTTCTTCTGTAGGCTCTACGACTGGCTCATCTGTTGGTTCTGGTTCAGGTGTAGGCTCTTCAGTTGGCTCTGGCTTAGGCTCTTCTGTAGGCTCTTCTGTGGGCTCTGGAGAAGGCTCTGGGCTTGGTTCTGTGGTTGGTTCCTCAGTTGGTTCAGTTGATGGTTCTGGAGAAGGTTCTGGGGTTGGCTCAACGGTAGCCTCTGGTGTTGGTTCAGGCTGTGGCATATTAGCAAGTGCAGTAGCAATAGCAGCATTAATTCTCTGCTTCTCTTCAAAATCCCATTGAGCCTCATACTCTTCTTCAGCAGCAGTAATAGCATTATTCATATTTTCAATTGCATTGTTGTAGTCTTCAATAGCACTATCTTTTGCTGCTAATGTTAGAGCAGTGTTTAGTTGAGCAATCTCATGTGCAGTTTCTGCAGCATCTCTTTCATCTTGTGCTAACTCTAAATCATTTTGTAAATTATTTAATGTTGCAGAACCTTGTGTATGTGCAAGTGATCTGCTGTTGTATTCTTGTTGCGCTGCATTCCTTGCTGCAAGTGCCTCGTTATAATCATTTATTTGCTCTTGTGTTGCACCTGGACCAGAAGAAAATGTTCCAAGATTACAGCTAAAGTTCTGTCCCCACACTCTTGGATCTCCAGAATAGTCACATCCAGCACCAGTCATTCCACCAGGAATTGTCCAGCCAAGATGATAGGATCCTGGACCACCTCCGTTATACCACCATATCTCTACATCTAAAGTCTTATCTTCGCTTACATCATATGTTGGAGACCAAGCACTCCACCTTACTCCTTGCTCTACCCAGTTATTAACTGCAAGGTTTCCATTAACAAACATTCTAAAACCATCGTCTGTATATCCTGCAAATGCTACTGTTGTAAACCATGATGGAACTGTGATTTGTCCAGTAAACTTAACTATAAAGTCTTCATATCTATTACCACAAACTGGAAGGCTCATGTGGTTTGAGTTCCAGGTACCAGAGCAAATTACACCACTTGGGACTGCTATACCAGGAAACACTCTTGCCAGGTTATAAACAGTATATGATAAACCCTGTCCTCCAGCAGACTGCATATTTGTTTGGGCTGTTTGAAGATTAATGTTGGCTATATTAAGTGCTTCTTGAGCAGCGTTCTTTTCATTAAGGGCTATCGCTACTGTGGCTGTTTGCCCATCTACTGCTGACTGGGCTGTGGATACATTTAATATTTTTTCATCAAGGGTAGACAGGGCATTGGATTCTGTCTCTACTGCTTGGTCATAGTTTTCTATTGCTGATATTTTATTATCCCTGGCACTTACAGCAGCCTCATATTTGTCTTGTGCCACACCAATAAGCGAGACCAACTCAGCACTATCAGTGAGGTCTGAAACCTTCTCATTTAAGGCTTCTATCCTCTGTGCGCCTAATGTTATAGGATCGTCAGAATTAGCCTCTGTAGGGGCTATAAGAAGCCAAGCAAAGGCAAGGGTAAATACTGTGGATATACGCAAGAGCTTTTTCAAGTGGTGTACTCTCCTCTTGCCTATTATATCAAATTATTCAGTTAGACATTTAGACAAAAAAGAAAGGGAGCCAGTTTCCTGACTCCCAAACTTTTTAAGTGTTGATTACTTAACTAGAGCAACTCGTGCTCGTGGATTCTTTGAGTTCCACTGACGAGCTAGCTTGTTGAAAGCATCCTTGAGTGACTTGATAGCTGCTGCATTGTCTGCAGTCAACTTAGCAATCTGTGCATCCTTAGCAAGAAGAGCAGCATCTGATGCTAGCTTAGCAGCAGCAGCCTTATCTACCTCTACCTTAACTGCTGCAGCAAGTGCTGCATCTGCAGCAACCTTTGCATCAGCAAGAGCCTTGTCTGAAGCAGCCTTAGCAGCAACTGCATCTGCAGCAGCCTTAGCAACTGCAGCATCTGCTACAGCCTTTGCAGCAAGTGCTGCATCCTTAGCAGCCTTCTCAGCAGCAAGTTCTGATACTAGATCACGAACTGCAATCTCTGCGAAAGGTGCAAGTGTTGGAGCAGTCAAACCTACTACTGCTGCTGAAACAGCATCTGATGATGTTGTTGGAGCAAATGTAATAAGTGAGCGTGATCCTGTTGTTGGAAGAGTTGCCTTAAAGGTTGCTGTTCCAAAATCTGTTAGAGTAGCACCAGTTGTTACTGTTGCTGTATCTAGTACTGCTGTAGCAGCAAATACTGTTGCTGTAATTGACTTTCCAGACACTCTGTTACCGAATGCATCTGTTGCAGTTACAACGATGTCTTGCTTTGTTCCTGCTGCTCCTGCTGCAGGTGCTGCAACTGTTAGGTTGTTAATCTTTCCAGCAGTTCCCTGTACATAGTATGTAAGAGTTGTTCCGCCGTTGTTGATTACAACAGTACCAATTGCTGTTGTCTTTGTGTAGACAAAGAATGTTGCAGTTGTTCCAGTACCTGTTGCAATTGTCAAAGATGATGATCCTGACGATGCTCCTACTGGTGCTGCTGATGTGTGTAGTGCAGATACGATTGTTGCGTTAGTTGCAGTTGCAGTTACTGCTGTTCCTGCTGCTACTGTTGCTACAAAACGCAATGCATCTGCTGCATCAATTGTATTATCTTCTGGAACTGGCAATGCAGCAGGTGTAGCGATTACACCATTTGTAGTATTAGCTGTTCCGTTTAGTGTTACTGCAACAGTCATTACCGTTGCATTTGCAGGCGCTGCTGCAAGAGTTCCCAAAGTCATGGCTGCAGCCACGGCAAGGGCGATCTTCTTAAATGAATTCATTTTTCTCCTTGTTATATTAGTTTTAGGTTGTCAAGAAAGCTCCTGACATCTTCAGGCATTTGCCTGTCTTCCAATTCTACCATAGCTCTCTGCTGTCTTGCAACTTTGTCAGCAGATCCCCAGGTATGAATATCTATTTCAATGTTCATTTCCTTTGGAGTATGAGATATGGCACCAAATACTGCCCCACAAACAGCATCTGCCAAGTCCTTAGACTTCTTTCTAGGGTGATCTACACGATTACCCTTCATGATCTTTAGCTCTGACATTTCATCCAGAAGCAGTGGAATCATGGGCATAGCAATTCGCTCTTCATAGACCATCATTGCTAAATCTTCATAGTGTTTTTTGGCAACAGAAACAGTATCAGTTCTTATGCCTACCTGCTTAAGTTCTTGCTGAATATCATATGACTGCCAACGGTCAAATGATACAATTCCAATGTTAAAACCCTGTCTTCTTAGATTAATGATCCATTGTTTTACCTCAGACAAGTTGACAGGGCCTTCTGCCTTTGGTTCCCACCATGCTACTGCATCTACTACAACTATTGGCGCTACCTGTTCATAATCTTTAATTACCTGAATATTTACCCACTTATCAACGTGAGCAATAGCAACTGCACACTTATCGTGCTTCTGTGCAAGGTCAGCATGAACATAGTATTGTTTGTCTGGGTCTGGCTTAAAGTTTTCTGCAAACCTTCTAAAACTATCCACAGGATTTGTTAAGGTCATACAGCTAATAAGTTTATCTTTTTGTTTAAAGAAAGCATCAGATGCATAGGTTGGTGTACATAAGAAACGCATCATTGCATCTCCTAAGTCTGTTAGGAATGCTATCTTAAAGTCATCAATATTTCTTGTAGGATTTACTTCCCATGTTGGTCGCTTTAATGCTAGAACTTTTGGAATCTTATAAGAAAGAATATGATCTTCTTCCCATGCAATTTCAAAAAAGTTGTCTGGGTTATCTGCTGGTAAGTCTTCGTTAATAATAAATTTATGTGATCTATCTATAATTTCTTTTTCAGCAATTACTGCATCATACCGTTGAGAAATAAAGTCACCTGGATATCTTGGAAACGAAAGCAAAACAACCTTGCCAAGGTCAGGGAAACGTGAGTCTACAGTTCCACGGAAAGCTTTATATATGTTATCAGCAGTCTTTCCCTGCTCATTACCTGTTGCTACTTCTGATGCAAATCCAGAGATCTCGTCAAGTACAGCCATGAACAAGTTCAAACCCTCATGTGATTCACGCTCTGAGTGACCAGAATATACTGTAATTGATTTATCAAACTCAATTGAGTCTGCCTTTGGATTATACTTTCCTGCAAACCATGGTGATCTTTCAATCTTTGATTTAAAGCCTTTGAAGAAAACGTTCTTAGCCTGTTGAGCGTTAATAGCAACGTTAATGATATCAATAGCATCTCCTGCAGGTTTACCGTAATAAACTGCTGGATCTTTTAGGCATAACATTTTATATACAACATATGCACAAGCTACTGTAGATACGAAGTCTTTTCCAGATCCCTTGCCAAGTTGTAGAATGATCTCATTCTTAGTGTACTTTTTAAAATATGATTCACCATCCTCACCACGTATTGCTATGACATCTTCTTTACGATATATCTGACTCATGGCTTCAACTATGTCATATTGAATATCCGACAATGATGGTTGACCAAGATACTCTGGAGACTCAACAAATGTTTTAGCATCTACTGGCTCTTCAATAAAATGGTTTTCTTTTAAAACCTCTAAGAACTCTTCAAACATTATAACCAAAATCCTATAATTGCATACTTTGTTCCACTAATAACTGGATCAGCTGAGTGAGAAAAGTCTTTAGATGATGGAAAAATCATTATGGTGTTTTTTTCTGGCTTAAATGATTGCTCTATTCCTGTAAAAGTTATTGTTCCGCCTTCGTAGTCATCATTTAGATATATGATTGCCGACATTCTTCTTGGGTACTCTGGCGTAGCATCAGTATGCTCTGCAAAAAACTGACCCTCTGTATACCTAACTATGTGATATCCTTCAATCTTCAGCTCAAATATTCCATTTTGTTGAGCATATTCAGTTACTAATGGTTCAACTTTTGCATTAAGAACATCATTGAAAGACTCAGTAAATCTATTTGTACTTGCATCCCTAATATCTTTAGATGACAAACCATTGCTTGAATATCTTGATGCTGCAACTCCAGCATCAGTCCAGCTAGCATTTAGATGATTGTCTAATATATCTTCTAAAGATATACCAGAAAGCTTGTCAATAAAAATATTATTAAGTTTACTCATTTGAATTCTCAGAGATTATTGTTATAACCTCTCCCTCTTTTGCAATTGTTGAAAGCTTTTTCATTATAATATCTCTTACTTCTGGATGAGATGAGGCAACATCTCTAAGTATTCCAACAAGAACTTCTTGTCTACGCTCAATCTCAACCATCTCTTCTGCAAGCTCTTTGTTCTCAAGCAGACCAGCTTTTTGTAACATGTCAATTCTTTTAGATTCAATATCCATAACAAGCTTGATAGCAGCAGTTTTTGCACTAAGATTATTTGTCATTGATGCCTCATCAATAACTTCATATGACTTTAATATGAGCTTGCTGTAGTGTGCATCTGCACCAGCAAGGGCATCCTTAGCACGAGCACGGATTGCAGTGTTGTTTGATGTCTTTTCTTTCCACTCATCAATATATGCAACCACACGTGTTCTTGGAATTGCTAACTCTTTAGAAATTGTAGTTGGATCACTACCCTTTAGGTATTCTCCAACAACATCATTCATAATATCAAGATGCTTGATCATATCTTCTTCAGTTGACATATTTGCCTTCTAGTCTGTTGATTTCATCTTTAATATAAAATATTGCTTTCTCAAGATCCTGAATAGTCTTTGACTCATCCTTAAGACCTGCTCTCCAAAGATACTTAAATGCATTCCCAATATTAAAGTTTCTATGTCGTGTAATTTGAATACACTCAACTCCTGATGGGTCAGAGATATAGTGTGAGGGATGATTTACCTGATCAACCGTAATCTTCAGATTATCACTCATCGTCTTCCTCTTCATTTTCCCAGTCAAAAGCTTCTGGCATACCCTTTAATGCTGTTATGACATAGGTTAGACCAACAGCTCCTGCAACACCAATACCAATAATAACCTTTTGTAACTTATTCATCGCCTACTCTTTCTTAGTCCAAATTTAGCAAGGTAGACGTAGATAGTCTCTACGCTTGCCCCACATTCTTTTGCAATCTCTTCTGGTGACTTCTTATCAATAAGAAATCTTTTTTTTAGCCATACTTCTGATGTATATAGTTTACCAGGCATAGTACTATTTGTCAACTCCTATTGCTTTACTCCAGTTAGATAGAGCCCAATGACCAATACCGCAAGCATCTGCCACATCGTTATCACTAATAGTTCTATCATAAATAGTATTGATAAATCTTATAGTTCTTTCTTTTCTAAGGTTTCTCTCATAAGACTTGTACCAAGAAACAGACTTTCCAGGATTGGCAGATCTAATCACAAGCTGTTCTTCTTTTGATATCTTTTTGTTACCAATAAAGTTTTGCCATGTAATTGGAGAAACCTTGCCTATGATCTGTGTTCCAGTTTGTCCTGCTGATCCAAGGATAGCCCCCTGAACTAATGCAAGGTCAGCAGCAGTCTTAGGGCTATTCATAAATACTGTGTGCTCAATAATAATTCCTTCAAACCCACCGTATATATCAAAAAATGCCCTTACCTTTTTTCCTGCATCCATAACCTTTTCATATGTATCATTGCCCTCAAAATTAATTTTTCCAACACTAAGTAGTGTTTTATTTTTTGTATCAAATAGTGCAAAAGCAAGACTATTAGTGCTAGCGTCTATAGCGCATATAGTGCTAGGCATAATTGGAACACCCCACTTAGTCTTGTTCATACTCAATAAATCCTTTTATTTCTTTTAACATCTTGTCAACTGCCTTTTTGCTTACATTACAGTTTGCACAAAAGCCAGAGTCATTGTAGATAGAAAGGGAAGTTTCACATCCGCCTAAACATCTGCGATCCTTCCCCTTCCTTTTTTGTCTACGAGTTACCTGATATCTTTCTTTAATTTTTTCTTTTGTAGCAAGGTCTCTGCACTCAAGGCTGCAGTATATTTGATAACTGACCTTGGGATCAAACCTAGTATCACATCTGCTACAAAGCTTCACTCAGTTCCTCCAGAGATGCTATCTTTACAACACCTACTCCTGCTTCATCACATGCCTTTTTAATCGGACAGTTCTTACAAACCTTAGAGTTTGATCTGTAGTTCTTTGTTGGAAGTTCTTTTACTTCCCAAGACTTACGAACAACTCTCATCCATTCAAAAGCTTCATCAATCCATTTACGGTAATGATCATTTACCTCAACTGGAATTACAAGAAGTTCATGGTTATTCTTATTTTCATAGATAAGAACACCCTTTGCCTTCTTAAGAATCTTCATATAAATAAGTATCTGTACAACGTGACCCATCTTTGGCTTACCTGTACGCTTACGATA